GGTTCTATAGAAGATAAGATCATAGATAGCATGATTGCTGACTATGATAAACAGAATCCTTGGAGTTAAAAACTAATAGGAGTTAACTATGGCAAACGTATATAGCATCAGTTCAGGTGCAGGTATGCAGTCAAGCTCGATTGATCATTCAAGACGAATGTACAATTTTGGCGAAAAAGTTGCTGAACTCGCTCCGAAACAGTCTCCATTCTTCACTTATTTATCTAAAGTAGCGAAGAAACCTACAGATGATCCTGTTTTTAAATTCTTAGAACAGCGTCATCAATGGCAACGTCGTAATTTTGAAGTAAAAACTGCAATGACTACCTCTGCTCACAGTGGTAGTGATGCTAACTTTAATCTTACCAACTTGCAGGTTGATTGTCTATATGATAAATATGGCAGGGTCGTAACCGCAGCAACACTTCCGAACTTCATTCTTGAAGGGCAGATTGTTGTAATTGAATGTGAATACGATGCAAACGGTTCTGACGCAGGTGTCGGTTCTGAAACTGCAGCTAAAGCATATTATAAAATTAACGCAACTCCAGATGTAAGCAATGCTGCTTATGCTGAAATTGATGGTACTTTTATAAAAGTTGTTTATAAGCCTACAGGTTCAGTCAACGGTGAGATCACGGAAGCTTCTGCTTCTAAATTGATCTTCCGTGCCGATGGCAAAGGTCAGGTAACTGGTTCAGCTTTTGCTGAAGGATCAACTGATCCTGAAGGATGGAAAGACGAGTTCTATGATAGGGAAGGATATTGTCAGATTTTTAAAACTGCAATCTCTTTGTTTAGTGGGACTACATTAGCAACCCGGTATCGTGGTGTGTCTAATGAATACAAGCGAGTATGGCAAGAGAAGTTAATGGAACACAAGATGGATTTAGAGCACGCAATGATGTTTGGCATTGGTACTGACGATTCCACATCAACTGGCCCAATAAGACGGTCATGGGGTATTGTACCCTATACAGAAGCTTATGGTAAAATCAAAACTTTTACCTATTCTGGATCATCTTATGACGACATAATTGATGCGATGGAAGATGTCTTTTCACCGGAGTCAGGCAACAGCGGTAATAAACTCGTTCTTGCTTCACGTAAGGTCTTGTCTTACTTTAACAAACTCGGCAGTAGTTCTTTCTTAGGTAATACTATGGCACTTGGTCATACCGCTACAACTAGTGGTGGATCAAATGGTTATGGCTTAGATATCCAAGGCGTTAAAGGTGCTTTTGGTCATCATGTAACTAGAGTTAATACTCTATATGGTGATCTGCATCTAGTCGAACAGCCTCTATTTAGAGGTATGTGGGAAGACTATGCTATTATGATAGACCTTAAGAATGTCGCTTACCGCCCATTGGCTGCTAATGGTGTATCCCGTGATACGCACATTATTACCAATGTACAGAATAACAATGTTGACGGACGGAAAGATCAAGTATTGACCGAAGCAGGTCTTGAAATTTCTTTACCTGAAACTCATACCTTGTTAAAATGGGCATAAATGTCTAAGTTAGGGGGGGCTTTTTTGCCCCCCTCGACTAAAGGAGGAGTATGAAAATAGTAACTAGTAATGATATCGGTGGCCCTTGGCAGTCTGGCAAAGAAGAAGTCAATGATAATAGCCGTCGACAACAGAATATAAAAAATCGTGGTAAAATAAAGATTACCAAAAAGAGGAAGAAATGAGTCCAGCTTTAATAAAAGCAGTAATGAAGGCTATCAAAGCTAATAATATAGCTAGGATAAAAGCACTTGCTCAACGACAAAGAATGTCTCCGGGTAAGTTATTGTCTCAAGCAAAAAAAGCTAAGCGTAAAAGTAAACAGACTCTAAAAAGAGAACGTGTAGCTAGAGCTAGGGCAGGTCAAAGTTAATGGCTTTCAGTACAGATATAAGTTATTATGCAGGAAGTGTAACTGGCAAAGACGCAGCTATTACTTCGTTCCTAAGGGCTGGAGTTAAGTGGGTTATAAATCAGATTGAGAAGACCAATCCAGATTTATTGCCATTATTTGCTCAGGCGAGTACTTTAAGCAATTCCCCTACGACTCTTTCACTTACTACTAATAGCAAAATAATAGATGTGGTCAGGAATAATGCTGACGATGGAACTGCCGAGGCTTTAAAATGTAGCCCAGTGAACGCTGCTTATCGGAGTAATGTTGTTAATGCTGATAGTATCTATTACGCAGGAAAGGATTCTCCTGTTTATTATATTGATAATAAGGTGCTCACTGTTAAGCCCACCCCAACAGCAACGCAAACAGCGATAGTAAGTATAGTCTTACCTGATGTTACAGTTGCTTTTGATGGTACTAGTATAAGTAATTTTCCTAGTGAGTTATATCATGCAGTAATTTTATTTGCGGCAGTACAACTTTTACATAATAAAATGGCTTCAATGGGGGCATTATTACCCACTGATTTAGATTCGGATACCACAGTATTTGATGCTATAGCTGATTATTCGAGTACGCTAAGTGTTTCTAGTAGCTTACCTTCGGCAATCAATATGGGATCGACTGCATTGCCATCTGCTATTTCAGTTTCTGCTGACTTACCTAGTGCAATAAGCATTACTAAGTCCTTACCAAGTGGAATAAGTATTACAAAAGGATTGCCTAGTGATTTTACTATAGCAAGTGATCTGCCAACAGCTATCAATATGAATTCAATAAATCCTCCTAGTACAATTAACGTGAGTACTACTCTTCCAAGTCTTTCTATATCAACTAGTATTGATAGTGAATATAATGATGCATTAGGAAAAGTAAAGGCTCTTATAAATGTTGGTCTAGCTACTGATGAAGCAAGTGGCAGTGGAGATGATGCGACTGCTCAAAGTGCTGGATATTGGTTAGCCGATGAAGATGAGGAAATGACTCAGGCTACGGTACAAGTTGCTACGCAGGAACTACAGAGAGCATCTGCTTGGTTGCAAAGATTTCAAGCTAGCATGGGAAAAGAGACTCAACAATTTGAAGTCAATGTTTCAAAATATACGACTGAACTGCAGAAAGAGACTGCGAGAGTGCAGGCAGATAGCCAAAAACATTCAGATCAATTACAAAAAGAAATGCAAAGAGTTACAAATGAAGCTCAGATATATACTGGTGAAATTCAAAAGGAAACATCTCGTGTACAGTCCGAAATAGCAGAGTACAGTGCCGAAATACAGAAGGAATCTACAAGAACAGGTACAGATGTAAGTATCTATCAAGCTGAATTACAGAAGGAATCTACGAGAGTACAGAATGAGGCTTCTATATTCACAACTGAATTAGGTCTTAGGACTTCTCAGATGCAACAACAAGTTTCTGCATATACCAATTTATTAGGGAAGGAAACTGCAAGAGTTCAGAATGAGGCAACTATTTATACTACTGAATTACAAAAGGAATCTACAAGGTTACAAGATGATCTTTCAGAGTATAATGCAAATTTACAAAAAAAGATTTCCCTTTATACTACAATTATTAGTAAATTGAGCACAGACTACCAATGGCTTCAGAGCCAGTATCAAGTTGTAAAACAGGAACTTGGTGAATTTATGATGCCATATACTGCACCGGGTATGACAGATAGTACTGTAGAAAGAGTAAGACGTTGAAATTAAAAGAAATGGTAGAAATGGTTCAGCAGCATCACCCAGATATGGGAGTTACTGAAATAGTAAAGATGCTTAACATAGCTCAGGATGAGTATAGTCAGAGGACAAGAATGCTTGAAAAAGCTACACAGTTTGACCTAGCTGATGGTCAAAGATATTATGCATTAGATGGTGCAATTCTTGAAATTAAGTCGGTAGACATGGAGGCTGCTGATGGCAGTGCAGACCATGTGAATATACCAAAGTTAGTTGGTAGACCGATAAGAAGGGACTTAACTTAATGGCTGGAACTTACGTAGATACTTGGAGCAATAGACATGCTTTAAATCAGTGGGTCTGGTGGACAGAGAGAGATGCAGTTGGGATTGCTAAGTTTAATCCTAATACTGAGAGATTTACATCTCCAACCACAGCTCAGGATGGTAAGAAAATTACTTTATTTTACTATAAGAAGGCTGCACAGTTTACTGAACCTTCTGCTGTAGGGTTTTCTTGGACAGCTGTAAGTGATTTTCCGTCGCAATTTCACGATTATGTGGTTGCAAAAGCTATTGCATTAGGTTATGAAAAGAAACCTGAGACTATTCAATTGGCTCAGTATTTTCACGAAAAATTTGAAAAGGGTGTTAAAGAAGGAAGAAGCTTTGCCTATAGGGCAAGAGCTGGCACCGTTAAGTACATAAAGGCTGTAGACTTTTAAAGGAGGTTATTATGCCACGAGGACTATTAGGAAAACTATTTGGGGGAGTAAGCGATTTTCTTTCCGATCAGGGAGAGAATTTGAAGACAGCTAGAAAGCGTGAGGACGCTGGTGGTATAAGGAATCCTTGGATGAAGTCTGGAGAAGAACAGGCTCAACTCGCTGCTGAATATGGTACTGAAAAACAAAAGCATATTACTAATAGGGCACTTGCCAGTAAGTATTCACAGGGTACCCCAGATACAGTTACTGGAACTCTAGCGGGGCAGTTTGATCCAAATGATTCGGAAAGTGTTATGAAGATGCAACAATCATTAAATAGAGCTGGTATAAAGGATGAATATGGTGAAGCTTTGGCAGAAGATGGCAGAATGGGCCCAAAAACATTGTCTGCTGTCAGAGCTATGCAGAAAACCAGAGGTGAATTTATAGGCCCAGAAGGTTCTGATGTAGAAGGTTTGAATCAAGCAGTGCAAGAGACTACTGGTAGAAAAGCTGATATGCCTGAGAGGAATGCTCTGTTAAATAAGCAAAATTGGTTAGATTCTATTTTCCAACGTAAAGACCCATTTGGCCCGGGAGAAAGACTTGGAGCTACAACAGAAGATTATTCAGGTACACCAACTGAAACAATGCCAAGTAGAGAGGACAGAGACAGGGGAGCTAATCTTTGGAGAAGGTAATTTATGGCAATTAATACTAGAGCATACGATTGGGAAAAAAATAACTTTGGTACAACTGAGTTCGATAATCTCAGTGGTTGGGCTTTTACCGATCTAGGGAATCAGTATTTTAATTCATATGTTACTGATAACTTTACCTCTGTTGCTGTGTCAGCAAGTCCAACGCTAAGTGCTATTACAGTAGGTTCAGCATCTTATACAGATCAGTCTGTTAGTGCTCCTACTTATACAGAAGTAGAAATAATAAGTGAGAATTTTTAATGGGATCATTATCAGGCCCTAACAAAATAAAGGATGTCTATACAAAGCTTGTCTTTAAAGGCACGGATGGGCTTCTTTATACAGACGATGGAACAGACGATGTGGAGGTTATGAACCCCGCAATTCAGGGTGTGTTGAAGAGTACGACTCTTCCGGGTTCTGGAACTGAGGGAGACCTCTATTATGATACCGATGACGATAAACTTTATGCTAGGGATGAAGACTCATGGAATGAGATAGTCACTAGTATATCTGGAACTGTCGATGGCGGTTCCTATTAACAATGAAATAAGGAAGTAACTATGGCACGAAATAATGCAATACAAATAAGGCGAGGAGCCGATGGCTCTGCACCTTCTAGTAGCATGGTTGCAGGTGAACCCCTATTTAGTACAGATAATAGCAAGTTTTACATAGCAACTGATGCGACTACCAAATCGTGGATTGGAGCACCTATTGTTGACCAAGATAATATGGGAGATGATAGTGCTGTTAAATTAGCGACTCAGCAGAGTATTAAAGCATATGTAGATGCCCAAGTAGCGGCTAAAGACGCTCTTTCTGAATTAACTGATACAACTATATCCTCAGTAGCAACTGGGCATTTGTTGATTTATGATGGTTCAGATTCTTGGGATAATAAAGCAATGAGTGGAGATGCTACTATAAATAGTAGCGGTGCTCTTACAATTGCAGCTGACGCAATTCAAGGAACAATGATTAACGATGATGTGGCTGGGGATGGACTTCAAATATCCTCAAATACTCTTGCAGTTAAATTAGATAATAGTTCTCTTGAGACAAATAGTGATACTGTTAGAGTGAAAGCTCTTGGTGTTACTAATGCTATGTTAGCTGGTTCAATTGCAAATGCAAAGCTTTCCAATTCAGCAATAACCATAAGTGATGGTTCTAACACAACAGCAACTTCTCTCGGTGGTACTATGACATTCTCAGGTACTTCTAATGAGGTGACAGTAGCTGAGTCTGGTGGAACGGTTACGATTGGTCTTCCAAATGACGTTACTATCGCTGGGAACCTTATCGTTTCAGGTGACACTGTGACCACAAATGTGGCAACGGTTTCTGTTGAAGACCCTTTAGTGGCTTATGCTAGTGGGAATAGTGCAAATGCTGTTGATATTGGATTCTATGGTAAATATGTAGAATCTACTACAACTAAATATCTTGGACTAGCTTGGGATGCAGACCAAACTGAATTTATTCTCTTTGAGGGTAATCAGTCTGCTCCTACTACTACAGTAAATAAGAGTGGTACAGGATTCGCTTTATCTGACTTAAGATTAGGGACAATTCACGCAGCGACTGTTGATGGTGGCTCATACTAGAAATGGAGTAACATATGGCTCGTAATAATAAAATTCTTCTTATGAAGAAAAGCGGGACTTCTAGTCCAGCCCCAAGTGCAGGTAGCTTGGAATACGGAGAATTGGCTATAAACTATCATGCTGATGTAAGTACGGTCTATTTTAAAGATAGTGCAAATGCAGTAAAATCTATAATTGGTGGGAATGCAGCTACAATAGATACTGCGACTGCCTTAGCGATTGCTTTAGGATGATAAATGGCTAATACTTTTAAATTAAAAACAAAGCCAAGTCTTACTACAAGTTTAGCTGCTTATTATACTGTACCAGCTGGTACTACTGCTGTTGTTCTTGGAATATCACTTGCTAATATAACTAGTAGTAGTGTAACTGCAGATGTGTTAGTAGTATCAGATACTGCTGATGTGGAAACAAATGCTAATAGTTATCTTGGTAAAAGTCTACCCGTTCCATCAGGAGGTACTCTAGAAATTATGCAGGGCAATAAACTGGTCTTGCAAACAACAGATGCTATTCAAGCAAAGGCAAGTGCTACATCTTCTGTGGACTTGCTTATTTCAGTTATGGAGATAACCTAGTGGCTTATCATGGTTTTAAACCAGCAGAACAAGCGATACAGATTGGTGACGATGAGATTCTATCATCGCACATCTCTGATGGCGTAATTGTAAATGCGGATGTAAATAATTCGGCAGCTATTGCTACCTCTAAGGTAAGCGGTGCAGTAACAAGCATAGGGAGTCATGGACTTGGCTCTTTGGCTACGCTAAGTGCAGTTGCTTCTGCTCAAATCACTGATGGCACAATTGTTAATGCCGATGTAAATAATTCAGCCGCTATTGCAACAAGCAAACTTAGCGGTTCTTTAACCTCCGTAACTTCTCATGGTCTGGCAACTTCTGCCACGACTGATACAACTAATGCTTCCAATATATCCTCTGGCACTTTAGCAGCAGCTAGAGTCGCAACCCTTAATCAGAATACAACTGGACAGGCAGGAACGGTAGCAACAATAACTGGATTGGCACCTGATACTGCAACAACTCAAGCAACTCAAGCATCAATTACTTCAGCTGCTAACCTTGCAACAGTAGGCACAATCACATCTGGCGTATGGAATAGTTCAACAAAAATAGCAAGTGCATATCTTGATGATGATACTGCTCATTTATCCACAACCCAAACATTTAGTGGGGCAAAGACATTTTCAGCCGATATGGCTCTGACAACTGGTAGTAATCCAACCTTTACAGTAACAGAGGGAAGTGTTGCAGGTGGGATGAGAACAAAGGGAGCAGGTCTTTTTGTTGGTACTACCTCTGAACATTCATTATATCTTACAACTGGTGGACTTGCTGATGCGGATAAAGCATTAACTATTGATACATCCCAAAACGCCACATTTGCTGGGAATGTTACTCTTACTAAAAGTGGTGACCCTGTATTGGCTCTCACTGGTACTGGTGCAAACAGTAATACTTATATCGACAACAATATTACTGGTGGTGGAGATGCATATTTTAGATATAATGGTGCTACAGGAGATTTAAGATTTATTAATAATGTAAGTAATGAAACTGCTATCTTCACATTAAATGGTGCTG